CACAGTCACCACACGCGAAATCAAGTTGGCCATCTCATGAGCCAAATACTTGTTGCCGGACAAATTGCAGCTGCTCTCATAGCCATCCTTAGCCTTGGGGGCATCCTTGTTAAATGGGCCATTGTTAAGCCAATCAAGGTGTACATAGACACTATGACCTATGCCATCCAGCCTTATGCCAATGGCGGAAAATCCTTACCAGACTTGATAAATAAGGTAGATGCCCTACATGTAGTGGTCCAGAATCATTTGGACACAAGCCACAACACGCCTAATTCTCCAAAGTGCTTGTGCGAATCTAAATAACATGCATAAACTATTCCTGTGAGCGCCAAGGCTTACATTTAAGAATAGGAATCAGGGCATGTTAACAATTATCAGCTTCGGCTTATTTTTTATTGTCGGCTATGCAGTCGGCATGATGGTAGAAAACGAACATCACAAACAACAACAAATGAAACGGGCAAGGGCTAGACATCCCGTAGGTTCATCCATCGAAGCACAAATGGCTAAAGATGGGTGGAGAATCTAATGGCTTTCGACATCAGCAATTATGTAACAGTGGCAGAGCGTGTGGCCATGTTCTATGAGAAGTACCCAGAGGGGTCAATCCAGTTTGAGTTTATGGGTGTTATGGATGGCGACCCACTAAAGATGTGGGGCGTTGCCAGAGCCTACAGAACACCAGATGACATACTGCCGGGAGTTGGCACAGCATCCGAATTAATTGTAGGCAAAAGCCCGTACACCAATGGATCAGAGCTGCAGAACCTTGAAACAGCATGCTGGGGTCGCGCATGTGCGAGCCTCAACATTGGTACATCTAAGGGCTTGAGCAGCAAAGAGGAGATCATAGGCAGCCGAGAGCGCCAAGCGCCCGGACCTGCCAAGCCAAAAGAAATTGCGCCAGTGATAGAACCGCCCAGTGACTGGGGAGTCCCCAGTGAAGCCGAGGAATTACTCGAACCCATACTGGATCCGTGGGACATAGATTATGTACAGCCAGCGCCGAAAGTGCCTGACTGCCTACATGGCCCTATGAATCGCCGCAGTGGTATTTCCAAAAAGACTGGCAAACCTTATGCTGGTTACTTCTGTGACAATGAGCCACAGTGTGATGCAAAGTTTGACCGATCATGAATGATACATACAGACAATTCACTTGGTCATGGCAGTGCACTATTTGCCATAAACGCAGTAACTACATGACTTTAGGTTCTGCTGGCGGAAAAGCCCAAAGACATATATGTGATGACACAGAAAAAGATGATCAAGATGACTGACTCACATGTAATGCGCTGCGGCTGTGGGGGCTGGGTGTACATCGGTAATCCATGCGGCTTTTGCTTGAAGTGGAGTAACCAATGAACCCGGAACACAGCCAGCACTGTCATTGTGTCTGCACTGACCTTTATGAGCTACAAGCGGCCATTGAGGAAGCCAGAGCAATACACCTACAGCCAGAGCCAAAGGACAACTGCCTATTGTGTGGCAACAATGCTGGTGAATGTGACAACTGCAAATGGACCAAGAACTGCATAGTGTGTTCGGAAGTCTGGCCATGTGACACATTCATAGCACTAGATTTAGAGCGATCATGAGCCGCTGGCATTTGGAGTTTCATACAACCCTAATGAGTTTAATCAGAATGGTACGAAATCTAAGACACATGGACTGTGAACATTGTGCCGATTTACTAACACAGGTTTACAAATGCCTAGATAAAGAAACGCAAGCCATACGAAATAGGAGCAATGATGGATAACAAAGATGCAATGTACATTTCAATACTAAAAAAACTTTATGGGGCGTATGAAGCACTGCCCTATTTCGCTGAGAGCTGTGAGATTTGCAGTGAGACATTAACACCTATAGACATTGGTGTAGATCCATACACCGACACGCGCACATGGATGACTAAGTGTTGCGGCGAATACAACACCTATACTCAGAAACTCTCACCACAACTATAAAAACTAGCCAGTAGTTGGAGTGGTTCTTGATCCCTCGTCCGGACTACTGGCTAGTACCCAAATTATAATCACACGACTGACAAATTGTAAAGGAGTAACAATGAGCCGACCTTGCAACAATTGCGGAACATTGCTGTTTTGGCATCACAACTGGCCATTTGAGGTTGGTGTAAAGATTGATTATTACGAGGGTTGCGGCGGATTGGTTTATGACGGACTTATGAAAAAGTTAAGGTATGCCGATCAATTACACATAAAGCCAAAACAGGTAACACCAAGACATTTATGCAAAAGTTATGACAAAGTTATCAAACGCAATGATGATCAAGTATTTGATAAACAGATAGAAACCTTGTTTTAGTAAGTGTGTACAAAAGAGCGACACGCTGATCCAAATAAATAATCAGCGTGTCGCTCACCAACGCACTAGCATTGCAAGTCTTAGGAACTCACTACACAGTCTAATGTAGGGCGTGTTAATCACACGCTAAACCGCCGTTTGAGGGCGCATTCAAGCTTGGGTTGATAATCCCAAGGGTAACCCAATAAATGCAACCAATGCAGGGTGAGGCTCATGAGCAGCTGCTAAAACGAATCGCCTAGCAGTAATAGACCAAAGCAGTGAGCCATACGGCGCGATTGTCGAAAGACCCATAACCAGTACCGCTTCCACATACGGTGAGGATGGCAGATCCAATGCCATTCCCTGCCCACTAGCCAAACCGGTGAGAATCCCAGATAAATACATAACAACAATTAGAATTAATACATGGATAAATGGGTTCAAGTCAGACATTCTGAATTACTCAATTATGTAAACGGGGTAGAAATGCTAAGTAAAGATCATTCAAAATTACAAGAACAAATTAATGATGCAAAACAACTTGCAGGCATTATTGATAGAACATGGAAAGAAAGGCTTGATGAGCTGATGGATTTAGTTATTAATACACATCCAGTAACAAATGTTCATTACAGAGATGGCTTAATGGATGCTTACAAGATAATGTCCGGATTAAAGGTTTGACATGCTTGACATCAATTCCCCTAAGGGTCAAGAGTCACTAGAGCATGAACTAAGAGCCGTACAGTTATGGCAAAACCATTACCCAAACTACACATACATTCACACGCCTAAGAATGGCCCAGCATTAGTTGATGCAGTCATTGGTGACAACGATTGCAATGTAGTTGCCGTAGTTGAGCAGAAGTCCCGGAACATGAGCCTAGAGCAGCTGCAGAAATGGAACATGGAGTGGCTTATCACATTCGATAAGATAGAAGCTGGCCGTTATGTAGCCAATTCCTTAGGTGTGCCATTCATAGGATTCTTGTATCTAATCCCAGATGACTTACTAATCACTAAGCAATTGGCCAACGCTAAGGGTGAATGGACTTGTGACTTTCGTACAGACATTACAGAAACACAAGAGACAATCAATGGTGGCAAGATAGACAGATTGAATGCATACATTGACTTAACAGAAGCAAAACACATAAGGCAAAACTAATGACAATACTTGCAGGGCTAACACACAATGGCAAGGTTTACATGGGCGCTGATCGCGCTATGGCAGACACTCATTTCATTAGCCCATTAGCCAAGCCCAAGATCCGTAAAGTAGGGCCGTATCTAATTGGATACAGTGGCTCATTAGGTACTGGACAACTGACAACTTTTGCTGCATACCCGGACATAAACACTACAAACCTTGAAGCATGGATGCGGATACAATTCTGTGGCGCATTACAAAGAGCTGCTGATGAGTTTAAGATAGACATAAGCACTGATGACAATGGGGCAGATCTATTGGTAGGTGTTGCTGGCAGATTGTTTGAGATCTCAACTATTGATTGGTCAGTAGGTGAATACAACATGATTGCTACAGGCTCAGGCTTTCCATTTGCCATGGGTTCATTACATACAACAAGACATACTGATGATCCACATTGGCGCATTAGAGAAGCTGTAGGTGCGGCTATTAAATACAGCCCATCATGTGTAGGACCTGTTGATGTATTGGTTGCTTAATGAGTAAAGCCCATAACAGGGGAACAACCACTGAATGGCGTAAATTGCGTGAGGCTTGCTTTCGCGTATGGGGTAAGACATGCATGTACTGCGGAGACCGGGCAACCGAGGTAGATCACATCATTGAAGTAGCCATTGGTGGCTCTAATACCATCGACAATGTGCAGCCATTGTGCAAGCCCTGTCACATGGCCAAGACTGCTGCATTCAATACAGTGCGTGTAAGGCCCTCACAAAGCCATAGGGGCGTTTTTTCTGGGCGTGTGCCACCCACAGACTCCCTTGCAGGAATCTCTCCCCAAATGGCCAGATTTGACCCACCCACAACCGAAAGGCCTAAGTCATGACCCAAAAGAAAATTGAACCGCCAGAGGATAAACCAATGGACATCTACCTATCGCTCAATTCTGCATTGTCGGTAGCCAGTTGGATCAGTCCCAGTGATGTAGCTGCGATAACTCTCGCCCGGCGCATGGCCAAGGCATTAGATACAAGCTTTGACATGGGCGCTGACCTAAAAGACATAACCGCACTATCTGGTAAGTTTCTAAGTGTCCTACAGCAATTACACCTAACTGTGGAAACCCGGACTGCCAGTAAAAAAGAACAGGAACATGATGGGACTGCCTATGTTGGAGATTTCCTACGGCTTGTCAAAACCAAGAATCCAAAGCCCACCGCTAAAACTACCCAGCGCAGGCCCGTTAGTAAGCCAGTTAGCGGATGAACTGGGTGTACCTTTACTGCCTTGGCAATCACATGTCTTAGATGACGCATTAAAACTCAATAAGAATGGCACATGGGCTAGATCCCAAGTAGGGGTGTTAGTAGCTCGCCAGAATGGCAAGACTCACATGATGCGCATGCGCATACTTGCAGGCTTGTACATCTTTGGAGAGAAAAGCACTATTGCCATGTCACAGACTAGGCAACTCTCACTTGATACTTTCAAGCAAACTGTGGACATGGCTGAAAGCCTTGACTGGATGCGAAAACGGATCAAGCGAGTTTCCCGAACTAACGGCCAAGAGGAAATTGAGGTGTACTGCCATCACTACCCAAAATCTTGTAACACTAAATGCGAGAGATTACGCAAGTACGCAATTAGAGCTGCGACCAGTGAGGGCCCACGCGGATCTACAGCAGACCTGCTGTATGTAGATGAATTGCGAGAAATTGATGCGGCCACTTGGGCAGCTGTAACTCCAATCACCAGAGCCAGACCCAATGCCCAAGTATTTTGGACATCAAATGCTGGCGATCTAAATAGCACAGTATTAAATGAACAAAGGCGCAGGGCCTTGACCTTTGAATCACCAAGAATGGGTTACTACGAATACAGCGCACCGCCCGGATCAGATGTAAACGATGAAAAGGCTTGGGCAATGGCTAACCCTGCAATGGGTTACACAATTACAAAAGAAAACATTAAAGATGCATCAGTCTTTGATACAAAAGATGCTTTCAAAACTGAGTCACTTTGTATGTGGATTGATGCAATCGAAAATCCATTCCCATTAAACATGTGGAATGAGGGCGAAAAAGATGTAAGCCTAGAGGATGGACTATCTACATGGATGGCATTGGATCTTTCATTTAGTCGTGAGTTGGCTTGTCTAGTTACTATCCAAGAGCGACCAGAGGGCCTTGCAGTATTCCTACATGAATGGAAAAAAGAGGGTGGAATAAATGACCTCGAACTTACAGGTGAAATTGCACAACTGGCTCGTAGATACAGGCCGCGTGTATTTGCTTATGATCCAAATACATCAGGTTACATAGCGCCAAGGCTTGCACAAGCTGGTGTGCAAACTGAACCGACACCATGGGCATCAGCTGCATTTGCTATAAGTTGCGATCAAACATTAAACGCTATGCAGTCTGGCAGATTTATTCATCCCGGACAAGAAACAATGCATCAGCATTTAGTGTCATGTGCTAGACGGCCAGCATCAGATGGTGGCTGGCGCATTGCTCGCAGAGCTGCACAAGTACCGATCACAGCTGCAGTTGCTTTAGTCATGGCGGCGGGTCATGCTTGTGCGCCACAACAGACTGTGACTATCATTAGCAGTTAGGGTCTACTTGGCAGTACCTTAAATGTGTGGGCTAGTCACTCCTATCACTAGCCCACACATTTCGACACGCCGTTGATGTGCTTGAATGTCGGACAATTATGAGATAATGAATTATGGGATTTATTGATTTCTTATTGGGTACGACACCAGA